TAATGATTCAATAAGCATCTCAACTTCGCGAGACACAGTTTCTAATTTTTGTTCTTCTTCTAAATAACCACCAGCTGCTTGAGATAGTGAGTATTCGTTTCCAACATAACCTTTGTAAATGTTACGTCCTGTAGATCTTGCTGCTTCAATTCCTGTGGAGCCGAGCATGGATTTTTTCATGCCACCCTTATCATAAGAAGATTGGTGCGATTTATATGGACCACGCTTGGATGGAACATCCACATACTTTGGTGAATCATCACGTTTCGCAGAGGGTTCGGCGAGCAGATCAGTGTCACCCCCTTCATCGCCGCCGACATCTCCTCCACCGGTGTCTCCACCGCCAAGGTCACCACCAAGGTCACCTCCTAAGTCTTCACCACCTAGGTCGTCGCCCCCACCACCGAGGTCTCCAAGGCCACCAGCAAGTCCACCACCTCCACCAGCATCTTCACCACCTTCACCGCCTTGAGTAGCAGCTTCAAGCTTGGCTCCAAATTTCTTGTCAAAGAACATTTCTCGCTGATTGCGAAGAAACTCACCTTCTGAAAGACCGAAAACGTGTTCTGCAATCCATCGTTTTGAGAAGTATCCTTCTGTGGCGTTTCCAGCAACAGAAAACTTTTTATCCCAATGTTCAAGTTCTTGAAGTTCAGCAATTTTGGATGGGTTGTTCAGCTGTAAAGCAAACGACAGTAAATCGTCATTTCTATACCCTAGGGTATAAAGATGTATGATCCCTATTTTTTCTAGTTCTGATATGGCAACTCGTTGAAGTCTTTGAATAGTTCTAGCGAAACGTATATCTTTCTGTGCAAGAGTTGTTTTGTCTTCTGTTGCTCCCTCTCCCATAGTTAAATAAGATTGTGGAATCTTAAGAGCAGCAAATAACTTATCTCTAAGATATTTTACATCATCAATACCACCATTATAGGTTGCACCTGGAAGACTTGTAATATCTGTTGAAGACTGTCCTCCACGAATTGGAATGTAATAGTCTTCTTCGATTGATAAAGGGTTGTAACGTAAATCAACACGACCAGTTGTTGGATCAACAACAGAATGTCGTTTTAATTGAGACATAACTTTTTGCATATATTGTTCAACTTCTTGTGGAGGAATTCCACCAACGTCAATTTTGAACAACCTACGTTCAGGAGCACGAACAATTCTATAAGCCATCATAGCATCTTCTAGAAGGATTAGCTGACGATGAATACGTCTACAAGGTTCAAGAACTGATGTTCCATAAGGAGAGTGCTTATCATTACCAAGGATTCTAAAATGAGCAACTTGCCAATTTTCCAAAGTTAATCCAGCTGTGTTCCATTGATATTGAACATAATTTGGATTACTTTGGTCCTCTCCCTCAAGACGCTCAATCTCTTTTGTTGGAAGACCGATAGCAGATCGAACCCCCATATCTTCATCAATGTCAAGATAAAGAAAAAAATCACCGTACTTACACATTGTTCTTGCCCAACCAAAAAGATTGTGCTCGATATTTAAAACATTGTGGTATAAGTTATGGAGGATGTGTTTGATTTCTTCATTCGCACACTTAATATTAAGCATTGGTCTAAGAGCTGTGTGTGTTGTCATCTCGTCTGCATATATATCAAGAGATGATGCAATCTCTGGCATGTATTCCATTTCGTCAAAATCAACATAACGCTCAGCTCTGTTTCTGTTTGAAATCATATTAAGGGTAACAGAGTTTATGGGGTTGTATTCCCACTTTTTAAACTGTGCACCAGAAGCTGATTGAAACTTTGTTGCGTAATTATCTAACTGTCGTCTTCTTAATTGACGACCTGTCTGTGTTCTTCTCTGTGTAATCGGACCAGAGAATAATTTTGTAAGAGCCTTAAATAAATCTGATTGAGGATTGTAAGGCGACTTTTTATATTTTGGCATAACTATTCCTTTTCGTAATAAATAGTTCTATTGTAGCATAAAGTAAAGTAAATGTCAAGCTATCCTTTGAAAATCCAGGCAAAGTCTTTATAGTTCTTTTGAAACTCTTCTAGAGACTCTTGTGTCTTAGTGCCTGTGTATCCTCTCATTCCTTTTATAGTTGTGTTCATAGTTGTTTGTGAAGACTTAATTGATGATATCATTGCTTCTTGATACAGTTTATCTTTCTCAGAAACCTCTAAAGCTGTGTCGCGAACCCAACAAGCAATTGCTAAAGACATGATTAAGTCATCATGATAAGATCTCATTGCTTGTGGCTTTCCGTTATTCCATATAAAAGTTTTTACTTCATGAAACAAACGAGAAGATTTAGGCTTCACTAGTTTGTTTCTTATATACTCTTCAAGTTTAGCAACAATCAGAGGTCTTGTTTTCATAGAAGTTGTAAATCCAATAACAGCTCTGTCGTTATACTCTCCTTCAAGAGAGTCAACATACTCATGTGTAGATTTAATTGAGTAGTAAAGGTTTGGATATCCAAGATCTCTTACCTTTTCACAAGCAGCTATACCTATTCCAACATTTTCTATAACCATAAGACAATTACCATATTCTTTTCCTGCATCGTTGAGTATTTGTGCGAAGTGATCCATAGTTGGTTTACCTTGATATTCTGCAACAACTTCCATTGTATCTGTCCTAAGAACATGAAACACAGAAGAATCAGCGCCATCACCTCTTGCTACATCTGCTACGAGAAGATAAGGAACACCTTCTTTGTATTTCTCCCATATCCATAAATTTCTATCCCAACCCGTTTTATATTCAGGCTCTTGTTGGTTTTCATATAACCAAGCAATGTCATCCGGATGTATAACGGTCTCACCAGATGTATTAAAGTTACATTCAAGCTCTTGTGCTATTTGTCTTCTTGACATGTTTTTGGTCTCTTTCACAAACCAATCTTGATCACGTTCAGGATGAACATCCCAAGGCAACGACACAGGATGAAACTCGTTGTCTCCGTTCTCTGCGTCTATGTAAGTTCTATGAAACCAGTTCCCAACTCCCATAGGCGTTGACAATGCAATACAGCGACCCCCTGTTGATAGAGTAGGGTAAAGACCTGCCCAAAGGTCATCAAGGCCGTCAACGTGAGCTGCTTCGTCTATAATCAATAAAGACAGAGCTTCTGAACGACCAGCGTCTGCTGATGTCCCAACGGCTTTAATTGTAGAACCATTGGATAATTCAAACGATGTTCTATTATCTATGACAATGCTAGCAACCTGCATCCATTTTGGCAGGTTTTTCATTACCATCTTCACTTTCTTTACCAAGTTAGCTGCTGTTCCGAACTTTGTTGCCATAACAAGAATATTCTTTTCTTTGTGGAATAACATAAACCAAACAGCATAAGCAGCAGAAATTGTAGAAATACCCAACTGTCTTGCTTTCAATATAACAGTAAAACGATAATCGTTAAAATCATTAACTAGCTCATCTTGATAAGGATAAGTATTAAAAGGAATCAAACCCTTAAGTGGGTGCGAGATCCGACAATAGTTATTTATAAAATAAAGAGGATCTTTTCCACATTTAAGGATTTCTTTTATTATTTCTTGCTTTGACAGTTTTAGAGACATGATACCTTTTTGCTAATATTAGCTTTGGTTATATGTGCAATCTCCTGATGTACATTTTAACATTTTCATAATTATATTGTCTAGCATTATTACTTTTTGACATTATACTTTGAACTATTGGAGATAAAGCATTAACTGTTACATCTAACAATTCAGAAGGATCTAATCCCATTGTTCCTGTTGCACTGGTTTTCCAAGCATTATATAACGGTTGCCAATTTGTCCATTCACTATGACCAGGATCATCTCCTGATATCCAATTGTAAATAAATTCTATTTCACTTCTTTCATCAACAGCACCTTCTTCTTTAAGATAGTTTAAAAAATAATTTCTCAAAGCTTTTTCTGCTTCTTTGTCTGAGGAGATAGGATCATAAATACCTTCATCCATAACTGCTTGTAACTCTTCTTTGATTATCTGTTTTAGTTGTTTGTTTGTAAGTTTCATTTTTGATTCGCTCCTTTTTTGCGTTTATCGTTTGGTGGACGTTTGTCCGAAAATTGTTCTAAAAACTTTCTTGTTACATCTCTTGTTTGATCAATTGAAGGTTCAAGGATGGGCATAGATTCAATACCACCAATTTTAAAATGTTGATTGGCTTCAACAAAGGATCGAACTCTTGATGTTGATTGAACTAGTATACTTGGTTCACCTTTAGAAGTAAGAGTAACAGACTTGCCTGTTACTTTTCTGTATTCTTTTTGGAGGAACTTTTTAATATCATTTAACATAGCTTCAATATTTTGTTCAAATTTACCTGCGTATACTTCTTTAAGAAGAATATCAGATTGATAAGATAAAATCATGGAGTCTCCATAAAAACGAACCTTAAATCCATCCATAACTCGACTATCCATAATAGGACAACCTTCTTCTCTTTTTAAACCCATTGAACGTTCTTCACCATCATAAGAAAATCTCTTATCGTGAGCTCCGTCATAAGCATTTGCGGCTGCCTGAGCGAGCCCTTGTATAATTTCCAGTGTTGTACTACTCATTCAAATTCTCCTTTTATTGTTTGAAGCCTCTACCTTTTGCAAAATTAAATGTTTTGTTTATAAACCCTCTATTATTCTTTATAATAGGTCGAATTAGTTTTAACATTTGGTATCCAATTGAAGGAGCAAAAGTTTTATTATCGCTAAATTTAATTCTTTTTTGATCAAGTGAGTTTATTTCTTTCTCAGTCAAAGCATCAGAAAGATCCTTTACTCTAAAATATTTGTTGCCTTCAAATTCAACCCCTTCTTTAGAAATCATTTCTTCTATAGAACCAATAGATAAACCATACTCTTTAGCAATTATAGAATCAAATTTGTCAACAGCTTTTCTTGCAGTAACTTCTTTCATTCCTGTAATAGTCTGTGCTCTTTCTTTTTCAGCTTTTCTTTCCTCATAGCTTTCCATAGCTATTTCAAGTTCTTCTTTAATAATTCTTTTTAACTGTTCATTTGTTATTTTCATTTTTTTGGTCTCCATCCTTTTAGCCATCGTTCTTCACGATCCTCAACCCACTGAATATAACATTTTTCACAACAATCAAATTTAGCCATATAAACATCATCTCTTGATTTAAATGAATAAGTATTACAAACAGGACAAGAACGCTTAGATTCTTTCGTAATTAGTTTCTCTGGAATAAAAACGCCATTAACATCGACTTGTAAATTATCTTTTTGATTAGAATCCTTGTAAAGATCTTTTAATTGCTTTACATATTGTTTTTCTTTTTCATCGTTCCAGTATCGTTTTGGGTTTTGAATTGCCTCTTCACCATACTTTTCTGCAATTGCTTTTTCTACTTTTACAATATAGTTTGGATCATTCTTTTTCATAATCCCACCTTTCTGAATTGCCATATTTTTCCTCATCAGTTTCGTGTGTTGTTCTTTCTGGTGAATCCATATCTCTATAAACTCTCATCCAATATGGGGTTTCTAAATTTTTTGGACTTAATGAGTTGTCCAGAAACCTCATCTTATTATTTGGACCACAACAAAGTACACCATCATGATCATCAAAAAAATAAGTTTTTGTTTTATGTTCATGCCAACATTCTGATTGTCCATGATCATTAACATCTCTTGGTCTTTGTGGGTCACAAGTCCAAAGGTAAGTGCCTTCCCATTTATGACCAGCTCTGTTAAACATTTCTACATCCATTCCTCGAAGACCTTGGATTTGTGTCATTTGCCAATAGTCTGAAATGCAATCCCACCAAGCAATATCAGGCATTTTAATTTCTTTATTTGGTGTTTCTTTTCTGTTGAAAATAGCACACTGGTCTACTTTATCATAGAAGGCTCCCATAGATGGAAGGTAAACCAAATAAAGTGGTGCTCTACCTCTAATAAATCTTATTGCGTGTAAAACGCCAAAAATAGTTTCATCTTTACCATAGTTTGGGTTACCAGATAAAAATGATTTCTTCACATAACATTCGGTATATGGTGTTGATACAATCACGGGTCACTCCTAGCTTTTCTTATGGCACTACTAATATCAATAGGGTTTTGTATCTCTTTTGTTCCTAGTTCTTTTTGTGCTCTTGGTATATTGATATTTGTTGACAAACTTTTTAATTCATCACTAGCCATCACCAACTCTCTTACATCAGCATACATGTTAAAAAATGCTGTGATTAGTTGTCTTGTGTCATCAATAGCTGTGTGTAGTTGAATATAGTCTGGTCCTGGTCCATACACATCCATCATTCTTTGTAATTTACCGTTAAAGACGGTAATTGTTTTCATTTCACCTTTGATTTCTTTTTCTTTTTCATCAAAAAAACGAGACATTCTAGGATTGTTTTGTTGCATTTCATATTGAGCTATTCCTTTTAAAACTTGTCTTTGGAAATTAACTGTGTCAAAGATATCAATTTGCTCAAAAGCAGTTGTATCTATACCAAGCGCTGCACCTTGTTTGATTATTTTGTTTCTGTCGAATGTCTTTATATTGTGTCCCACAGAAACAACATTTGGACCTAAGTCTTCAACCCAAGCAAGAAACTCTTCCATAGCTTTATATTCATCTCTATCGTCTTCTCTTGTTTGGTAGTTAGTGTATTCGAGCATATCAGCTACTGTGTATGGTCTTCCTTCTTCTTTTTCTTGTTGTGCTTTAAGAATAAATTCTAATTCACTTGTGACCTGATTTGTTTCTTCGTATTGTTGTACAATTTCAGCAGCTCTGTTTAAAATGTCTTGTTGCATAACGTATTTTTTTAAAGTTTCTTCGTTTAAGGCAACATTCACATCAAACTCTGCTATTGGTTCAATTGGAGCAGAGCCATCGATGTCAACAATTTTATAAGCTATAGCTCCATATTGAGTTATTTGTCCGTCGAAACCTATAGATTCTAAATCCCAAAAAAACCAAGTCTTTCCGTTTAGTTCTTGTCTCATATATTCTAAAATATCTTGAGGAGTCATATCTCTTAGTAAAGAAAGGTCTTCATCCAAAACTTTCTCCAACTCTTCCTTGATTATTCTTTTTATATCTTGTTTTGTTATTTTCATTTCATACCACCAGAGTTTTTCTTTTGCCACTCTGCTGATTCTTTGTTATTTTTGATCGGACCACCTTTTGCCCAAGTGTGGCAAGACCTAGCGGAATGACACTTAAAGTGATGCATCCAGCAATAACCAAGCTCTCCGTCATCATCAAAGGTATCACCAGGTAAACAGTCCTTCATACGAGAAGAAATATCAAAAGCAACACAATTACCGCAAAGAGACTTCTTAGCAGCTTCTTCAGTTGTCTTCCAGTACTTAGCTATCTTTTCCCAATAATCAGCTGGTTCGTCAACATTTAATGGACCATAGTTGTACTTCTTTATTGTTGCATCTCTGTTCTTTGTATTTAAAGCAAGGTCTTTGGCTGCTGGTGGGCATACTAAATTTTTTACTTTCTTTATGATTTTGATCAGCATTTTAATTCACCGCATTTGCTATAGCTATTGTAATTCCTACTCCAGTAATTAGTCCAAACGAAAACCAAAACTTCTTTTTTGGTGGGGTTTTTATTTTTTCTAAACCTTGAATTCTTTCTTCCAAAGCTTGGACTTCAGCTTCAAGTGTCCCTTTATCGAGTTTATGTTGAGACTTAAGTTTATTTATTTCTTGTTCTTTTTCTGCAAGAAGTACACCAATTTGGTAGTCCATCTCTATTTGGCATCTGTCTGTTGCATCTGCTATTTGATCTGATAACAATTGAGATGCTGTGTCGTTAAACAAACGACCAGAAAACGGAGCTTCCATTCCTCTTTCAAGATATGTGTACTCAGGTGGTTGTCCCCACGCTAAAGTAGATAGTAAAAATAAAATCATTTCTTTGTTATCCCTAGGTCTTCAAAAACATCATCAGGGTTAGTTTTTTGTTTTTCCAACTCTTTTAATCGCTTTTCTTTCTCAGATTCAAGTGCGGCTTTGACAGCCTTTGCTTTTTGTTCTGCTCGTTTGTCTCGAACTTGCTTTGCTTTCTGTAAACGTTCAAGTTCTTCGTTCTCTTTCTTGTATTGGTCTTTGGCTAAGTTTGCCATTTCCAAATAGTTTTGATTTGATCGTCTTCCAAGCACATAAGACAAAATAAACAAACCCACAAGAACTAACCAGTTCTTATGAGCTACAATCCAATTCTTTGCTTTGTACAACCAGATCATGACTAACCACCGTGTCGCCACATTTTTGCAAAGTCAACAGCGGTTTGCCCACCGATGTACATCATAGCAATCATTCCCCAAGTTTCAGGGTCTAGTTGTGCGTTCCACAATAAAGCTGTTGCTGAGATAAATACAAGCAGCTTTCTCGAAATTGCTTTTTCTTGAATTGCGTCAAGAACTCCTTTGTTCTTGTTATCAAGGTATAATTCTTTTTTTAATTTTTCTTTTCTTTCTTGTTCCATTTTTTCTCCTGCCTTTAAAAATTCTTCTCTTGTCATTAACTTTCTCTTAGTATCTGCATAACTCTTTGGGTTATATAATCTGCATGCTCAGGAGACTGTTCAGCAACATAATGATATATATCATTTTCAAACATGCTTCCCATTCCTTGTTTAACCATTGGTGCAAGGTGCATAAACTTTCTAACGGTTTGCATAATAATTCCACCAACATGATCGTAATCAGGATGGTCAGGTCCCATTCCTGCTGTCATTCCACTAAAAGAATCCATAGGAGGTTCCATACCCATCATTTCGTTCATCACTTTGTTTAGCTCTTCTTTAATAATTTGCTTAAGTTCTTTATTTGTTAATTTCATTTTTAATCTCCATAAAATGAAAGCCTAAATAGCTTTTACACTAAATAGGCTTTTGGAAGAGATTTAGCAGTTTACTTTAGCATAACCACCAACTTTCTGTATGTCAATAGTTTTATCTACACAGTCTTTCAAAACATCGAGGTGAGAAATTAACAGAACAGTTTTAAACTTGTCCTTTATCATGTCAATCAAGCGAACAAAACCCTCCATGTGTTCTTGATCTAATGCCGTTGCTGGTTCGTCCATTATAAACAAAGTAGACTTGGGCAAATTGGTTATCTCAATCAGAGCAAGACGGATTGCCATAGCGGCTATGGTCTTCTCTGCACCTGATCCCATTGAAATGGGTCTAGAATCATACTTTGGATGTTTTATATTTATGTCTAAGTTTCGACCATCTTCCTCGAACATAACTTGGAAATCAACAATGTTGGTGAGACACTTTTGTATTTCTTCGTTGATAAGAGAAAGTTTTTGCTTGATAATTTCATAAGCTATACCATTAGGATGCATACAACGCATAAACAACTCATAGGCAATGAATGATTCTTCTAACTCATCTTGTTCTCGCTTCTCAACATTGAGACGCTTAATAGTGCTTTTAACAGCTCCAAGTTCAACAAGATAGTTTTGTATCTTTTCATCACACCGTTCTTTACGACCTTTTGCTTCATTCATTTTAGTCTTAACAGCATTTTTTGATTTAATAAGAGAAGATAGATTTTCAATTGCTTGGCGATTGGCGTTATATTCGTCACGTTCCTGCTCCAAAGATGTTTTTTGATTATTCATTAAAGAGATTTTGGATACAAGAGATTCGTTTGTTATTTCTAAATTGTGGTTTTTAGATAAAAAACTGCTGCGTTTGTCAACATTCTTCTTAAGAACCTCTAGTTCTTTCTCAGCACTTTCTTTGTCAAGTCCAAAAATCTTCAGCTGCCAACCATCAACAATTTTTTCTACTTCCTCAATCTCTTCTTCGAGAGTTGGCAAGTAGTCTTTAGCTTTTGTGGCATCTTTAACAAATTTATTTTCACAACAAAACTTACAATTAGGGTCATACTCGTGAGTTTCTAATAGTTTAACTTTTTTTCTGTGGTTGTCAATATCTTTATTTTTAATCTTTAGTACGGAGAGCAAACCATCATATTCATCTGTCTTGGTATCCACCTGCTTTTTCTTAG